CTTAGATTAGCTTATGAAGAAAAGAAAAGATTAGCTGTAAAATCAGGAGTAGATACTACTGCTATTACTAAGCAATACGAAAAGCAGAAGTCTTTATTAGTACAAGCAAATGTAAATGCTCAATTAGAAGCGTTCTCAGGACTTGCAGGAGCATTAAGTTCTTTAGCAGGGGATAACAAAGCTTTAGCCGTAGCAAGTGCAGTAATAGATACTTATGTAGGTGCGAATAAAGCATTTGCTCAGGGAGGTACTTTAGGCTTTGTATCAGGTGCAGCCGTAATTGCAGCAGGTTTAAATAATGTAAGGACTATATTATCAACAGATGTTCCAGGAGGAGGAGGAGGAGGAGGAGGCTCTGCACCATCAGCACCAGCCCCACAAATGATGTCAGGAGCTTTTGATATTAGTGGAGGTGTAGCCCCTGAGCCTGTTCAAGCCTTTGTATTAACAGACGAAATGACAAACAGTCAGAATCAGCTTGCAAATATTAGAAGAAGAGCTACAATCTAAAATCAAACAGAACGACAATTTATCTATTATATAAAAAAGACTACTATGCCTTGCGAAGAATGTGAAAACGGAAAATACAAATGGGGAAAGACAGGAAGCTGTGAATATGATACAGTAGCTGAATGTGAAGAAGCTAATAAAGACTACTATGAAGAAGAAAAGACTACTTCTATAGTTGAGCTAATAATTGCAGACGATTCACAAGAACTAGCTATTGATGCAATCAGTTTAGTTACAAGTCCTGCAATAGAGCAAGACTTTGTATTCTTTGGTAAAGAGAAAAACAACTTGACTTTTGCAAAGGTTGATGAAGAGAAAAGAATGCTAGTTAGTCCGGCACTTATTCCTAATAAAAATATTTTCAGACATAATCCTAATACCCAAGAAGATTACTATGTTTACTTTTCAAAAGAAACAGTACGTAAGGCTTCTGAGTTGTATTTGAAACATAACAATCACCACAAAGCTACATACCAACATCAAGATAGAGTATCAGGTGTTCTAACAGTTGAATCTTGGATTAAGGAAGGTGATATGGATAAGTCTAAGTTATACGGCTACGACTTACCTAACGGCACTTGGTTTGTAAAAATGAAAATAGAGAATGATGACCTATGGAGTAAGATAAAAGATGGGGAGCTTAAAGGATTAAGTATTGAAGGCTACTTTACGGACAAGATGGAATCTATGTCAGACGTACAACCAACCAATGAAGAAATACTTAAGGCACTAAACGAAATAATCACAAAATCAAACAAGTAACCAACCTTTCTATTATATATAGAACCTAAAAATTAAACTATGGATTTAAAGAATCAAATATTAGTAGCACTTGGACTTGACAAAGAAACAGAAGTGTCTTTAGCTTGGCAAGCAAAATCGGAAGATGGAACTATTTTCGTTTCAACTGCTGAAGAATTAGAAGCAGGTGTGGATATCAGCGTTTTAACTGAAGATGGCACGACAATTTTATTGCCAATCGGAACTTACAAGACAGATACAGGAGTATCTTTTAGAGTTGAGGAAGAAGGTATTGTTGCTGAAGTTATCGAAAGCGAAACTGAAGAAGAAGTAGTTGAAGAAGAATTAGCTGAAGATGATGGTAAGGAAGCTGATGTAGCTGATTGGGCAGGTATGGAAAAGCGTATTCAGAACTTAGAAGATGCTGTAGCTGACCTTAAAAGAAATAAAGAAGGAGGAGATGATGAGGTTGAAGAAATGGCTGAAGAAGTAACAGAGCCTTCTACAAATCCTAAAACTATAACTACAAAAGAAGTAGTTGAATTCTCAGCAGAAGACGAATTAACAAAGTTAAAAGCTGAAAATGATAAATTAAAGACTGAATTAGCAGAATCACCTGCTTCAGCTCCTTTAGACACAAATAAATTTAGTTCAGAGAAAAAAGCTGTATCTAAATTAGACTATTCAAAAATGAGTAAGAACGAGAAGTTTTTACATAACTTATATAATTAATAACTAAAAGTAGAGATAACTCTACATAACTAACTAAAAATCAACAAACTATGGCGTTTACTACGACTAGCTCGTTTTCGGGCAAAGCAGCTGGATTCTACATCTCAGCGGCTTTAAAATCAGCAACATCTCTTGAATATCTTACAATGATTGAGAATATCAAGTTTAAATCTAACATCCAAAAAATGGATGCAACAGTTTCACCTATTGCAGCAGCAACGTGTGATTTCACAGGAGCAGGAACACTTGCTTTAACCGAAAAGGTACTCGAACCTGCGAATCTACAAATTAATTTGGATTTATGCAAGTTGACGCTTTTGGATTCTTGGGAAGCTTTACAAATGAGAGCAGGAGCAGGCGCACCTCCGCCGGCATCTTTTGATGACTATGTAATCTCTTATATGGGCGATATTATTGGACAAGCTACTGAAAATTCTATTTGGGCAGGTGTAGCAAATGCAGGTGGAGACTTTATTGGATTCACAGGAGCAGGAGCAGCAGGATGGTTAAGAAATGGAAATGACGCTACAGTTAATCAAGCAGTTTTAACAGGAGGTGCAGGTGTAGCTCCAGTAGTAGGAACAATTATTGCTGATATTCAAGTAGGACTTGATGCAGTACCGGCAGCAGTTATTGGAAAGGATGATTTATACATCTACTTAAACCAAAAGAATTACCAATTATACATCCAAGCTATTTCAGCTTTAGGTTACTTAAACGCTTACAATATGCAAGGTGAGTATGTACCAATGTTCAACGGAATTAAAGTAGCTGTTTGTAATGGGTTACAAAATGCAGCAATCGTTATAGCTGAGAAATCAAATATGTTTTTCGGAACGGACTTGTTAAGTGACGCTACACGTATTAACTTGCTGGATATGAGCACGTTAGACGGAAGCGATAATATGAGAATGGTAGCTCGTTACAGTGCAGGAACACAAACAGGAGTAGGAGCTGATTGCGTACTTGTATCTTAATAAATAAATAATACGGAAGTGAGGGTGTAAAAGCTCTCACTCCCTTAACCTAAAAAAACAAACAAAATGGCTTGTACAGCACTAACAAAAGGTAGGGGGCTCGACTGCAATAGAATCAGTGGTGGGGTGAAATTTATTTATTTCGGAGTTCTTGACCAATTTACAGCACCAATAGAAACAACAGGACTTCCAGTTACAGCAGGAGAAGTTACAGACTTAGAAATGGGAGCTAATGACTTATACCGATACACTATGCCTTTGGGTGTAGCAAGTATTACCGATACTATCGTTGGAAGTAGAGAAAATGGAACTATTTACTATACGCCAACGGCTCAGGTATTATTTAACCGTCTGTCCAAGGAAGACCAAAATCAGGTGAAATTATTAGGCGCTACTAAAGTGGTTGTCTTTGCTCAATTAAACCAACAAACTACAGCAGGTACTGATATTATAGTAGCTATGGGAGTTGTAAACGGAATGGAACTTAATGCAGGTACTATCGATTCTGGGGCAGCTTGGGGTGATAAAAATGGTTATACTCTGACTTTTGACGGAATGGAAGCATCTCCTATGCCTATAGTAGCAGATTACCCTATAGCAACAGGACCATTCACAAATGCAGGGTTTAATTTTGGCGCAATAGTTACATCTTAATTTTCTTATCTGTTTTCTTATAATCTTAGAAAGGGTAGCTTAACGGTTACCCTTTTTTTACACTTAGTGAGGGTGAGGCGGCTTGACCGTTTATAGAGTAATCTAGCGTTCACTATGGGATTAAGGTTGCTTTGGCAGCCTTTTTCCTTTATTAACCAAACAGAAACACACTTTTTCTATTATATAATATGATACAAGGATTTACAAATAGTACAATAGTTACTGATATTTGCACAGAAGATAACAGAATAGATACGACAGTAGCTTCTACTCAGATTAGATTTTTAGTAAAGTTTATCAATGACCTTGATGGTTCTATTTCTTATTGCTATCCTGTTTTAAACACAGGAATATTTCCTAGATATACTGATATGACTTTTCAGTATGCAATAGCACCTGATTTGTTTTTAGGACAAATAAATCTTTTACCAGCAGGACATTGGAAATATGAAGTTTATGAAGTTAGTTGGATTGGTACAATAGTGCTTTCTTTACCAACTGCTCCTGGTACTGAAACTGCTGTACTTCCTGTAGCTAATACAAATGGAGTAGTTCAAGGAATAGTTACTAAAGGAATACTTAACTTAACAGAAAAAGCAGGAACAGAGCAAGTACAATACACTCAACACTCTGAACCTTCAGGAACGAATACTATATATTACGGACAATAAACAAAAAATATGGATAAAATAATTTCGATAGATTTAAGCACAAGTACAGCACCTTTAGTTCAAGAAGTAAGAGGTAAGGATTACATTGAATATGGTGATGCAAATGGAGAATGGCGAAACCTCTATCCTCAGTTTTTAATTGACCTTTACTATTCAAGTTCTATAACGGCTGCAATCGTGAATGCTACTGCTGAAATGATAAGTGCTGAAGACTTAGTTATAACAGATGAAGATGACAGAGATGAAGAAGCAAGAGTAAAGCTTCAAAACTTTATGAATAACGCTAATGGAAATGAAACGCTTCACGAAGTATTAAAAAAGGTAGCATTTGACTTTAAACTTCAAGGAGCATTCGCTCTTAATATTGTATGGTCAAAAGACAGAACACAAATAGCTGAAATCTATCACATCCCTGTAGAGAAGATTAGATGCGAACGTCCTGATGAATTTGGAAAAACTAGAGGTTATTATGTTTCAGGAGATTGGGCAAATACAAGAACTAACAAGCCTTATAGAGTACCTGCATTTAATGTAAACGATAGAACTTCTCCTAATCAAATTCTTTACACAGGGCTTTATAGTCCTAATATGAACTCGTATTATACTCCTGATTATGTTAGTTGTAACAACTGGGCTTTAATCGATTCTAAAGTTTCTGAGTTCCACCTCAATAACATATCTAACGGATTTACAGGTTCGTTTATGATTAGTTTTGCTAACGGAATACCGACAGCAGAAGAGAGAAGACAAATAGAACAAAGTTTAGAAGCTAAATTTACATCTGAAAAGAATGCAGGAAAATTCGTTTTGACTTTCTCAGATGATAAGACTAGAGTTCCTGAAATAACTTCTATCAGTCCTTCAGATTTAGATAAACAATTTTTAGCACTTCAAGAACTTTTAACTAGCAACATCCTCAGTGGGCATAGGGTGACGTCTAAGACACTTATGGGCTTGGATAGTGCTAATGGGTTCTCAAGCAACGCAGACGAGCTTTTAAACGCTTCTAATTTTTACCTCAATACTGTGGTTATGCCATTTCAAGGGCAAATATTAAAAGTATTACACAAGATATTCCAGGTAAACAATATGGATATGCCTATTCAGTTCGTACAGCTTAAACCAATAACAATACAATTTGACTCTAAGACTATTAGAGAAGTAATGACACAAGACGAAATAAGAGAAGAAATTGGATTGCCACCTTTAGAGGTTGAAGAAGAAACTCTAGACTTTTCAAAAGTTGGAATGATTGATGGAAAGCCTGTTTTTGATACTATAGAAGAAGCCTTAGCGAGTGCAAAGACTTTAGGGTGTGAAGGGTATCACGAACACGATTACGAGGGTAAGACAGTCTATATGGCTTGTGAAGGACATCAAGAAGCTACAGAGCTTTCTAAGTTCATTGAAGAGTTTGGAGAAGATATGCCTGAAGAATGGGAACTAATAGAAGAAGAAATAGTAGATGGAGAACACCAAGACTTTGACTTTGAAGATGTTTTAAATGAAATTGCTAATGACAAGCTAGAATTGGCAAGTACAGGAACAGCTAGACCAAATGCTAGAAGTAAGCAAGACGGAACTAATAAGTCAGATAATGAGTTTTATAAAGTTCGTTATGTATACACTCAAGATAATTTCTTATCACAAAAAGGAGAAACTAGAGATTTTTGCAAATTAATGGATTCATCTAAAAAGATATACCGAAAGGAAGATATTTTACAAATGGGAAATAGAGCAGTAAATCCAGGTTGGGGGCCGAGAGGAGCTAACACTTATAGTATATGGCTTTATAAAGGTGGTGGTAATTGTCATCATTATTGGCTAAGACAAATATACAAGACTTCTTTAAGGGGAGCAAAAAGTAAAATATCTTCTAGTCAATTAATAGGATATACAAAAGCTAGGTCAGAAGGATTTACAGCAGAAAAGAATGACAACTTAGTAGCAAGACCACCAAAAAGAATGAAAAATAACGGATTTTTAGAACCAAGATAATTATGAGCTATGTACTATTTATATCAGAAGCGAAGCTAAAGGATAGCACCGCAATCAATCTTAACGTGGACGTGGACATCTTACTCCCATTCGTTCGTGAAGCACAGAAAATCTATGTTGAAACTGCACTAGGTACTGACCTTAACAATAAATTAAAAACCTTAATTGTAGCAGGTTCTGTAAACCTTCCTGCAAATGCAGCTTACAAAACTTTGCTAGATGACTATATAGGGGATATGCTTCCCTCGTATAGTCTTTATCACGCTTTTAATTATCTTAGGCACAAAGTAGAGAACGGCAATATCTATTCCAAAACTTCTGAAACTGGAAATGCTTTAAGTACGGAAGAAGCTCAAAGCTTTAGGGAAGAAATATTAAATACTTCGAGTTACTATAGAGAAAGGCTTATAGACTACATCCGAAATAATACAGCAAGTTTTCCTGAATATACGACAAATACAGGTGCTGACGTAAATCCGTCAAGAGAAAATTATTACAATAATATGAATCTTGAAACACCAAGACAAGGAACTAAACTTACTTTGAGAAACTTTCTAAATGCTTCTGATTAATGAAGAAAAATTACAAGACAAAACCAATTAATATTACAAAATTAAAGACATACTTAAAAGATGCCAATAAAACAGATAGCAAAGGAAACAATAGAAGTAGTGGGAGTGAACGCAACAATTCTAAGCGTAACAACCTTCACAAATATTGAGGTAGCTTTAAAGATAATCTTATTATTAGTTTCTATAATTTATACTGTAGACAAGTGGTGGTTTCATAAAAAAAACAGATGAAAAAAAGAAAACTAAACAGCTTGAATCCTAAGTATATAACTAAAATTACAGAAGATGTTAAAGTGCGTAAAGTTTTTATTAAAGAAGTTAAGGGCGTTAAAATCTATGCCACCTATTCAATCTAATTTGACTACAATTAATCTTCTTATTATTAGAGACACATTCTCAGATAAGTCTACAATAGGCGAGCTTTTTATAAATGGAGAAAGGTTCTGTGACACACTAGAAAACCCTTGGATAAATAACAAGAAGAACGTAAGCTGCATTCCTAAAGGAGAATACAAAGTAAGGCTTAGACTAGCAAGAGAATCAGCTACAAGGGACTATTTACATTTACTTGTAGAAGATGTAGAGAATAGAAGTTATATCTTATTCCACATAGGCAATACTCCTAAAGATACAAGCGGCTGTATATTGGTCGGTTTAGGAAGTGAACAAGACGTTGTTTATAACTCAACCTTAGCTATGGACTTAGTTATGAAAGAAATACTTAATTTAGGCGGCGAAAACATTAACTTAATAATCAAAAATAAATAATTATGAAAAAGTTCTTTCAAAAGTACCTTATCGGACAGATGTTAAAGTCTAAGAAATTTTGGTACGCAATCAGTTCAGTAGTAGTACCTGCTCTTGTAACTTATTTAGGAGTAGACCAATCTACTGCAACAGAGTTGTATCACGCTATCTTAGTTCTTATCGTAGGTCAAGGTATTGCTGACGTAGCTAAGAAATAGTTTGGCAAAAGAAGGAAAAAGACTAAGACTTTCCCTTGAAGAAGTTGAGCTAATCAATGAAAGCAGGGGAAAGGACTTGTCAAACATTAACGGCAATACAGCCTTAGACATACATCTTAAAGATAGAGGTATTGATAAGAGTGATATTGTAAGCGTTAAGCATTGGCAGAATATGGGAGGTGATTTGCGCTTTTCCATAGTTACCAAAGAACAATACGGTACTGACCAAAACGATTTATTAGAAGACATTAAAAATCTAATAGATAATCACGCACCAACTTATCCAACAATTAAAAGAGTTAAAGGTGAACACCTTTTAGTTATAAACCCTGCTGATATTCATATTGGTAAACTAGGGGTTGCTTTAGAAACAGGTGATGACTACAATACAGAGATTGCATACAATAGAGTCTTAGAAGGCGTTACAGGACTTATTAGCAAGGCTCAAGGGTTTAGTATAGATAGAGTCTTATTTTGTGTAGGGAACGACATACTACATATTGACAATGTATATAATACAACCACAGCAGGAACACCACAAGACGCTGATGGTAAATGGTGGCAACACTTTGAAGTAGCTTTAAAACTATACGTTAAATGTGTTGAGATTTTAAGACAAGTTGCTCCTGTAGATGTAGTACACTCAATGTCTAATCACGATTATCAAAGTGGCTTTCATTTAGCACACTCTTTAAAGTCTTGGTTCAGGAACACTAAAGATGTAACATTTGATATATCAGTATCACACCGAAAGTATTACAAGTATGGTTCTAATCTTATAGGACTTGAACACGGTGATGGTGCTAAGATGGATAAGCTACCTATGTTAATGGCTAACGATAGACCTTTAATGTGGGCTGAAACAAAATACAGATATTGGTATCTTCACCACATACATCACAAAGTAAAATACAAATGGTTAGATGCTAAAGACTTTATAGGTGTTACTGTTGAATATATGCGTTCACCTAGTGGAACTGATAGTTGGCACAATCGTAAAGGCTTCTGTGGAGTACAGAAAGCAGTAGAAGGATTCATCCATTCCAAAGACTCAGGGCAAATAGCAAGGCTAGTACACTATTTTTAGCACCCCCCTATAGCCGTTTTAGGCACTTTCTTTTCTTTTTAATACTAATACACTAGACAAGCTATAAAGTTCGTCCTAGAGTTAAACACCTTAATTGTTAATAACTTTGTAAATAAACTTGTTTATAATTGTGTGATTAACTAAAAAGCTGTATATTTGCACTATGAAAAATTTAATCAAAACACTTTTAGGAATAGCAGGACTTTACGGCTGCTTATATTTACTGCTAGGTACTCTTACCTTAGTAGAACTTTTTTTAGGACTAAGATAATGAGCGAACAGACAAAAATAATTGACGAACTGATAGAGATTAAGGATGGATATATTAAAGTGTTAGAAGACTCAATAGAATTAAAAGACGAATATATCAGACAACTAGAAAATAAATTAAAAAAAGAAAAAGAAAATGGTATTTAAATTAAAAGACGCAAACACTAAGCAGGAAGCTATTGTAAGCCTGCTAGACGTACAAACTAATAAACCTGAGCTATTGCCTAACAATACTGCATTAACTGAGGACGGACTTAATCTATTGCCTTTTCAATTGGTTAGAGATTTATACGTAAAAGTAAAAGATACTTATTACAATTCACTTGACTTTAATAACAAATTTTAAGATGACAATACAAGACGCAGAATACCTAGAATATTCTACTTATGTAGATTATAACAAAGATTACTTTTCAAAGTTTATGGGCTATCAATTAGACAACAAGAAAGTCTTAGCTGAAGAATGGTTGCTAAAACCTCAGTTCAGTACTGTAAGCGTAAGAAATTATGATAGAAAATCAGGACACTTCAATAATGACTTAGTTGAAAGCAGCAGGTCGTTAATAGTAATAGGAACAGAACTTCAGGTATATAGAAAATTTGAAGAAATGCTAAAGACTTACGGATGGCAACAGAAAGACTCTTGGAATGTTGAGTTGAAGCCTGAACATTTAAAGCACTATAAAGAAAACAATAATTCACCAACACTAATAAATTTAATATAATGCCAATAGAAATACAAGATGAAATGATACACAAAAGAATGAATGATATTAATACATTCCAAGCACACGAAAATGAAGTATATTTAAGAGGAACAGATGAATACGGAAAAGACTTTCAAATCTGTTTCGATTCTTATAACTTCTTAGAATGGATAGACAAAGAACAATTAGAATATATACAAGAACAATTAGTTAAATACATAAAAAGTAAATAAATTTAATACATTTGCACAGAATTATAAACAAAAATAAACAATATGAAAACAGAAATTTTAAAAGAGAAGTATATTAAGTATGGTCTTACTAAAGACGATATATTCAAACATCAGCATTTTTTAATCATTACACGCTCAGGAATAGATAAGATACAGGCTTTAGAAGGCATAACTATTGACTATGATGTTATCAATTGCGAAAAGGACTTTTGTGTAGTTAAAGCAAATGCAAAGAAGGAAGGAGCTATTATACAGACTTTCGGTTCTGCACTTAAAGGAGCAGGATTTAAAGATGGAAACTGTAATACCTGGTACGTAATGGAGATGGCTGAGAAAAGAGCTATGAGCCGTGCAGTCCTAAAGCTTACAGGGTTTTATGAGTTGGGCGTATTTGGTGAGGACGAATCAGAAAGTTTTAAGAAACAATAATTTAATTAAAAAAGACCTGCTAAAACAGGCACAATAAAAATGGAAATATCAGGAAAATTAGTAAAGAAGCTAGATGTTGAATCAGGGGTTAGCAAATCAGGAAAAGAATGGAGGAAACAATCTATCTTAATTGATACAGGAGGTGAATTTAATAATGAAGTAGCAGTAAGTGCTTTTGGTGATAAGATGGATTCAATGAACAAACTAGATATTGGTATGGATGTGAAAATACTTTGTAATGTTTATTCAAGAGAATATAACGGAAGGTACTTTCATAATATAGATGGTTACCACTTTTCAATTATGGGTAGTGAAGTAGTTGCCCCTGTTCAGTCTGATGACTTACCTTTTTAAGATGACACAAGAAGATAACTTTAAAAACTTATGCAACCTGACAACATCTTTGTTAGGCTTGCGTAAGGGTTCTCTAGGCTACAAAAGTAGAAAACAAGAACTTCAGGTAGCTAGAACTATTGCAAGTGTGATAGCTAGAATAGAATATGAAATACCGCATTCAACTATAGCTAAGGTAATTAATAGGGATAGAACTTTAATCTATCACTACGAAAAGAATCATAAACATAATTACTCAACATTTCCTAAATACAGAAATACATTTAATAAAGTCTTTAATGCTTTTCAATCTATAGAAGATTCTAAAAAATCCTTCTTTGATTTACATCAGCTAAAAGATTACTTAAGAAAGAATGATGTTGTTAATAGTGCAAAGCACCAAGTAACAATAAGGATTCAATCAGGTGAAGTAGGTACTGATATTAAAGTTTCTTACAGGAACTTCTATAATCAATTAGAAAATGTTAAACTTGCACTTCAGAACTTCAAATATGAAATTGAGATTATAACCTTATGAAACACTTATTAAGTAGTTCAGCATTTTTAATAGTAAACAAGAAACTAGCAAAGCAGGTGGGATTGAAGGGTGCAGTCCTGCTTGCTGACCTAATTAGTAAAGAAGAATACTTTATAGCTAATGGAATGACTGATGGGTGGTTTTTTAATACTGAAGCTAATATAGAGAAAGACACTACACTAACTGCATATCAGCAGAGAAAGTGCCTTAAAGAGCTTAAAAAGCATCAACTGATAGAAGTTAAGCGCAAAGGCATTCCTGCTAAACAATACTTCAAAATAAATGAACAACAAGTTATGCAGTTACTAAACAACTTGTCAGCTACAAACTTAACAACTATTAATAAGAATAAAGAAATAAGAATAATAAATAAATACTTTAATAAGCCAACAATTTTAGAAGTTGAAAATTATTGTAAAGTCAGAAATAATAATGTTGATGCTGAAGCATTTATTGCTTTTTATGAATCTAAAGGTTGGATGATAGGCAAAAACAAAATGAAGGATTGGAAACAGGCAATTATCACTTGGGAGAAAAGACAGTATAAAAAACCAACAATGTCAAAAATAGATTCACAAATTAATGAATATTTAAAAGGAAAAGAATACTTATGAAGCCATTAAAACAAGAGAACTTAAAAGAACTTACAGAAAAAGTTTATGATTTACTAAATACAACTAAAGTAGAAATAGGTCATAATACAGATGGAAAGACATTAGCTAGTCTTAGTAAGATATTTGCTAAAGACTTAATAAGGGAAAAGCGTTTTGGAAATATGAGCTTTAATCAAGTAGCAGATGCTTTCCACTATGGAGTGAGATTTGGCAAAGACGAGCCATTTTTAAATATCCGAACTTTTTACAGATGGACTTATAAAATGAAAGAAATGTGCGATAATGCTTATTATGAAGTCCACACATTAAACAAGCCAAAAGGAAATACCCTTTGGTATCAAGAACCCTTAAAACAAATAAGATGAAAGGAGAAACAGAATACACTTGTTGCGGTGATGAAATTACCCAAGAAGTAAAAGAAATAGGGCGCTGCCCTAATTGCTCAGAAAATATATAAAATGAAGATACTAATAATAGTATGGCTAACAACAATATTAGTCTGTATTTTAGAAGCTATATTCTATACTAAATGGGAAGATGAATTTTAAAACTATAATATGAAAACAAAAGAAAAAGTAAAGTATTGGCTAAAGATGTACCCTGATTTAAGAGATAATGACAATAGACTTTGCTCTAATATATGGGCAGAAGAACTTACTCATATGGAAGGAATAACTCAAGCAACACCAATTGTAGAGTTTTTAATGTTATATTCTAAGAATAAATTTACTTCAGCTCCAAGCATTAAAAGGGCAAGGGCAAAGCTACAAGAAGAAGAACCAAAATACAGAGGAAAAAAATACTACTTAAGAAAAGGAACTTATCAGGATAAATGGCGTAAAGACTTAGGATATGAAAACAATTAGTAAACTAAAAAAAGAACTAGACACTATCTTTAGTCTTTACATAAGGCTTAGAGAATCAGAAGAAGGGTTAGTACAGTGTTTCACGTGCAACAAGGTCAGTCATTACAAATCAGGAATGCAGAATGGACACTTTCAAAGCCGTAAACACTTAACTACAAGATGGGATGAAGAAAATTGTCAAGTACAATGCGTGGGTTGTAATATGTTCAAAGCAGGAGAACAATATAAATTTGCCATTAACTTAGATGCAAAGTATGGAGAGGGAAAAGCTGAAGAATTACAATTTTTATCTAAAACAATTATGAAAGTTAGCCGTATAGATTATGAAGAAAAAATCAGTTATTACAAAGACCTTGTTGAAAAGTTAAAAAAAGAAAAAGGAATTGAGTAAACTTTTATTTTAAGTTTGCGTATGACAAAGCCAATCTACGCAAGCGAGGAACACAGAAATATAATTGAAGCCTATCTTATTATGTGTCAAGAGTTTGCAAAAGAGGTAAGTTCAAAAAGTAGATACAATAATTATCTTGATGTGCTAGAAACAATAATTCAATATCATAATGCCTATGGCTCTGGGAGATCTGAAAATAATTGGTACGATTGGCTAGTCATTATTCCTATTAATACATCAGTAGCAACAAATGGGTTTTTTGCAGGACTTGAAACAAATAAAAACAGAGCTGTAATACGAGCTTACAAGACAGTATTAAATGAATTAGTAATTGATACAGTAGATAAGATAGACAACTTAGAAGAACCAAGTGAATAAAGTTTATATTGAAATATCAAAGCTAAGTGAGAAATTTAGGACTATGTGTTATGGTATTACTAAAGATAAGGAACAAGTAGATGACGCGGTGCAGGAATGTATGCTTTATTTTTTACAAATGAACCCCGAACAACTAAAAAAAATATATGACAAAGATGGCTTAGATGGAATTACTCGCTATGGTGCAGTAGTTCTAAGACGGGCTTTAACAAGTACAAGAAGTCCTTTTTATTATCAGTACAAGAAATACTATACTCATATTGATAGCTTTACAAGCAACGTAACTTATGACGTAATAGAAACTGGGGAAGTAATACCTACTAAGAACCTTTACAATATAGCAGAAGAACCTGCTGTTAAGAATTTAAAGTTTGAAAAGCTAGATAGTATCGACTTAGTTCTGAACGATTTATATTGGTATGACCGCAAGGTTTTTGAGCTTTACTACTCAGGAGAGACATTAGACTCTTTAGCAAAGAAAACAGGAATAAGTCGTAACAGCTTATTCACTACAATAGACAAAGTAAGAACAATACTTAAAAGAGAATTGACAGATGAATAAATTTTTTGTACCTGATGAAGTCTATAATGATAGAATAGCTATCTGTAAGGAATGTATTTATTATTCAAAGACGTTAGGTCAATGTAAACGGTG